CCTGCCTACATTACTTGTAACCCGTGGGCAGGCAGCGGTTACGGCGGCTGTGGCTGCAATCAGGGTTGTGGCTGCTGACAACTGCATAGCATAGCTTTTTCGTGACCTCACGAAAATGGT